GAAGGCAGTGGGAGTCGAACCCTATTTTTAGGGTGGTCTTATTTGGTCTATGCTGGACAATTACTGATAAATCAATGAGTTGCAATCAGGAGAAATCGCCTTCATTGGTCATTGTTGGTCAGTGATTTCGACACTTTTTCGACCATCCGATACCGCATCCTTGCTGACTGCTCCTCACGCAAGCTAGCCTCAAGAAAGAGTGATGAGCGAGCGCTTTACCTAGAGGCGAGATAGGTTGTCGGCGCCATCATGATCGAGATGGTATCCTGCACCTATCTGAAAAATGGGGTGATCGAAGCAAGGCACTAGGCTCTGTTGCCAGTTTTCTTGCCAGTTTGCGCCGCTGAAGTGACCGAATTTCGATGGTTAGCTGCTTCTCGGGGTCAACAATATGATCGGTTCCTACTTTGGTTATGACAGCTTTCGAGGTTAATAGATTGTTCACCATAAGGGATGCAGCGAGGCTTTTCTCAAGCAAACGAATAGCTGAGATTGCATCTGGAGACTTTTCCTATTTATTAAAAATAGCTGCTGAATATAAGAACTCATTTGACCAGAACTTTACTGCGGCGGACATCATAGATCACGTTTACTCGGAGCTTTACAAGGACTATCGGAGTGAGTATTTTTTCAAGAATACCGTAGCCGAAAGAATACTTCTAGGACGGCACTCCTTAAACACTGCGACCGTACTGCCAGAGTTTAGAGTCGGGCGAAGCAAGGCTGACTGTGTAATTCTTAACGGAAGCTCCACTTGTTACGAAATAAAATCTGACTTTGATAATCTTGATAGGCTTCCAGAGCAACTATCATCTTATAGGCGAATTTTTGACAAAACCTATGTTGTTGTTGGGAAGTCACACTTATCCAAAGTGGAAGACTTGTGCGGTGATGATGTTGGAATATTGGAGCTTACACCGAGAAGAAGTTTGCGCACCGTCAGAGAGGCAAAAATCTCCCGAGCCCCCGTAGATATCTCGATATTGATGCGCTCGCTGCGAGCAAATGAATATAAAGAAGTTGTTTCAAAGGTTTCATGCGAAAGTCTTGATTATCCGAATACTGAAATATTCTCAGTTTGCGAAAATATATTGAAAAACTCGCCGTCGGATGAAGTGAGAAAAGCGTTCTGCTCTACCTTGAAGCAAAGTAGAAAGATTGCAAAGGATTATCTATCTTCTCTTCCTCGCTCGTTACTTATGGCCGGGATAGGCTTTAAGCTTAGCTCTGAGCAACGACGCAATCTTGTGGAAAACTTAAACAAAAGCTTTAGTAAGGATGCTCTATGTACTACCCAATTCTACGAGGCAAACAATTTGAGCTAATTGCTCTCAGGGAGCTAGCGACTCATATTCAGCCTGACTTGATTCGCCCAGTAATTGAGCCTGTCAGGGGGAATTTGTCTCCGCTAATTAAGACCCTTGAGGCTCTGAATGAATACGGAATAAAGCCTCTGGTTGTAATAAACCCTACCATCGGTGATTTTTCGAAGGGGGCGTCTGGCTTAATGGAACTGGCGCGAAATCCGAAAAACTTTACCCCCTGCATTAAAGTAAAGAGTGCAGCAGAACTATCTCTGCTTACAGAGCTAAATCTTAATTTGTCCGATAGCGCCATATTTATTGAGGCTGGCATGGACAAGGCCCTGCTTGATGAACTGCGTGACGCCAGCTGCGTCCTTGTAAATAAAGACAGAGTTCATCCAGGGGCGCTTTCCCAATTAAAGAACGTAGTCCTATTTGGTGACTTTTTTGACAAAAAGATCAGGAACGCGGACTATCAGGATAAATCTTTCTATTCCTCTCTGCACACCGAGTGGAGGTCCTATGCCAACGCTATTGGCTTCGGTGATTACACGATTTTGAGCGAAGAGTATAGCGAGGCTGGCGGGCCTGCCTACGTAGTCACTATTCACCTCAGCTATATTGATACTGATGAGTTTGATGCTATGTATGTGCGTCACTTCTCATCGTTCAATGATGACTCACCTACCAACCCTGGTGGGAAATTTAAGTCCGCCCTCGACAAGGTATCGAAATACTTCGATGAGAATCCCGGGGTATTCACCGTAACTCAAGGACTTGTGGATCTGCTCAGCTTGCGTGAAAGCCCGTTCCCCGGGTTGGGGCAGGTCAAGAAGTACTCAATGAAGCATCACATTGAGACTACCTGCGTCTTTGTTCGAGGTGCATGATGCCTAGATGCTGCGATCGATGCTTTCAAGACTCAGTAGTAGTAGCAAAAATTATTTCTGAAAGAGAAATAAACCGCTGTAGCTACTGCGGTACAAATCAGGTTTCGTGTATAGACCCCACGAAACTCTCCGATAAACTTGAGTTGTTCACTTACGGTTTATCTGAAGACGCAAATGGCTATTCGTTTACTGAGATTCTAGCCTTCTATGGTCTTTTCAGTGAGAAGGTTCGTGAGCCAGCAGCTTTAGTAGACGATATATTTGGAAAAGGGGCTTCTGAAAAGCGATTTTCGTTTGACTTCGATGTTGCCAGCTATTCAGAGCAATGGAATGAATTCAAACTTGAGCTTAAGCATAAAAATCGCTTTTTTCCAAAGGCAACAATTCATTCATCTCTATTCAGTAGATCGAATTCCGATAGAGCGGAAGGAGTTTTGTTTCAGCTACTTGAACAACTAAAGACCCCAATAAATGAAAGAGATAGTTTCTTCAGGGCTCGTATTTCAGAAGAGCCTCTGAAGGCTGATAAAATGGGTTGCCCACCATGCGAAAAGGTTACGGGAGGGAGGGCTAACCCATTGGGAATACCCTACCTATACGCCGCAGACACCCTGCAGACGTGCATTAGCGAAGTACGTCCCAGCAATTCTAGCTGTGTATATGTTTCGCAAATGAGGCCGGTGCGTGAACTTTCTGTATTAGATTTAACCTCACCTAGAAGGCTATGCTCCGCTTCTGCTTTCGGAGAAGAGCAATTAGCAGCTGTATTGGGTTTCGTGGGACTTCTTGAGCTATTTTCGGAAGAGTTGTCGAAGCCTGTTATTCCTGAAAACGGAAATCTAGACTATATACCGACACAGTTCCTTTGCGAGTTTATAAAAAGTGAAGCGAAATTTGACGGATTAATTTTTAACAGCTCATTTGGGAATGGAAAGAACTTTGTGTTCTTTGACGGTAAAACCTTAGTCCCTGCTGAGCCTCTGAAATATATAGTCAATAAGACCGTGCATGAGTATGATCTTGGATAGTGCTGAAGCTCAAAAAGAGTAACATGGTTAATATGGCGCCCCGTTTAATGGGGAAGTATGAGAGGAGCGCGTGCGCTCTTCTTGATTTTAGTGCTTCTAGAACTCTATATAAATTTATCTACAAAACTCTTTTTCACCATTGTTGCATCTCCCACTAAAGAGTGCATCAGCCGCATCTTTGCAGGCCTTATAAACAGAAGATTCTTTTAAGTAATTTTGACACACGCTTGGCCATACTACTTTGCCGCTTTTAATATCCCACTCTATTCTGTAGGTTGCAGCTTCTCTTTCTGAACTCTTCCAGTAACTATAGTTCCCACTATATGTACCATCTTCAGGACTAGCGCTGGCAAGACCAACAGTTAAAAAAAACAGAGTTAATACCTTCATTCTTTATTTCCAGCTCTCCGGGCATACCAACGCCTAGCCACTTCCTGTGTGATCGCTATCCCGCGCTTTGACTGGTCAAGTTTCGATTGGCTTCATCGTAGCTCGGACTTGTCTGTCCGCACTCGGGGGCAATCTGTCCGCTAGCGATCCAAAGGGCGTACTGAGGGAAGGCCCGCACAAGTACGTCAATTTCGTCAGTGCTTACTCGTACAGCGCCTTTGCTGACATTCAGCCACCGGCTGTGATCCGTATTGCTCAGTTGACTGAGCTTTTTAGGGCCGATCTGCTTAATCAATAGCCTTGCTCTATCTGCTGAGCTTTCCATATAGAAATTATTCACACGAAGCAGCGAGGGTAACTATTGACTCGACTCAGGGCCAGGTCAATAATTGCCTTCAGGGTAATTATTGACTTAATGGGCATAGCCCAACAAAGACCAACATAGTGCAGCAAAGGCCATGGAAGTGGAAGAAATCAAGGCTCAAGACCTCCGCGCGGCGCCCCCGGTGTTGCCGTGGCGGGACTTCGCGAACTGGATTGGCATGGGGGAAGACCACGAAACCGTCCGTGGATGGATTCGTAAGGGCTATCTCCCCGCGCACAAGATCGGCAAGCACGTGATGGTCAATGTTGCGCTCTTCACCCATCAGCTGATGGAAAGGGAGGAGTTCTGACCATGCGCTACCTCGTAGAGATTTGCACCTTCCACGGCCCGACCCGGCAACGTCGCTGGCATCGCGTCCATCAGGGTGTTTCCCGCGTGGAATGCCAGCGCTGGGTCGAAGAGTCGGTGGCTGTCTTCCCGACCGAAGAGGAAGCCCGCCGCTCCTTCGGCCTGACCCGCGAACGCGCCCGGCAGGCTTACCGCATCCGCGGGGTGAGGGCATGAACCATGGCCGCCAGTCCCTACTACCTACGCCAGACCCACGCCCCGGACTGCGCCTGCTCTGTGTGCTGGTCCGCAAGGCAGGCCATCCCATTGCACAGCCCGTCGCCGTGTCCGGACTGCCGGCCCCCTGGGCTGCCCTATCTGGAAGATGGCCGCTGGCTCTGCCGTCCCCGTTCCTTCTGCGCGAAACACGACCCGTCCCGGCGTCCGCCGAAGTACTGGCACGTTGTGTACGACAGCGGGAAACCCACGCCCTTCGTGCCCGTGCGCGAAGCATTCCAACTGGAGGGCTGACCCATGCTCGCTAAGACCCTGAAAGCGCTGCTCCTGCTCTGCCTGATCCAAGCCGCCCGCACCGTGGTCGATCCGGTCAAGGGCCGCGCTCCCGGCTCGTCGGAACAGCTTCACCGTTCCGGCGAACGGAAGCACGGGCGGAGCGTACCCTTGAACGCCTCCCCCCTGAAACAGCCTCCGCTGGGGAGTGTGGGGCAGCTTCTCCGCCCCGCGCTCCCGAGCCCTCGGCGGCAAGAGCGGGATGACAAGGGCAGAGCCCTTGGTGTTGCTCTGCGGGTTCCAAGGGGAAGCGTTCCCCTTGGCCGTCGGCGACGACGTTGCGATAGGGACCGTTACTCGAATGGGCCGAGACGAACACCCGTGGTTGGCTTGGTTCGCTAGCGAATAGAGCTCGGCCCGAAGGGATCGCCCGACAAATCACTTTCACCCAACACCGCTGAATGAAGGCGAAACAGCCGAATTTGCAGCAGCGGGACAACTCACGCCGAAAAAGGCGAATTGAAGGAGAAACACCGATGAACATGTTTGCAACCCAAGGCGGCGTCGTCGAACTGTGGGTCACCAAGACCGACACCTATACCTCGACCAAGACCGGGGAAATCTACGCCTCGGTCCAGTCCATCGCCCCGATCCCGGAAGGCGCCCGTGGCAACGCCAAGGGCTTCGAGATCAGCGAATACAACATCGAGCCGACCCTGCTGGACGCCATCGTCTTCGAAGGCCAGCCGGTGCTCTGCAAGTTCGCCAGCGTGGTCCGCCCGACCCAAGACCGTTTCGGCCGGATCACCAATACCCAGGTCCTCGTGGATCTGCTGGCCGTGGGCGGCAAGCCGATGGCGCCGACCGCCCCAGCCCCGGCCCGCCCGCAAGCGCAAGCGCAAGCGCAGGCCCAAGCCCCGCGCCCGGCCCAGCAGCCGCAGGGCCAGGACAAACAAGACAAGTCCCCGGACGCCAAGGCGTAAGCCGTAGGAGGCCGCGATGCTCCGCTATCTCTCGCTGTTCGCGGTAGGTCTGGCCACCGGCTACGCCTGGGGCTGGATCGATGGCCTAGCGGCCTCCCTGGCTGTTTGAGGACTGCACGAATGGAAGGCTCTGTATCGGTTCAAGTGTGCAAGACCTGGGTCCAGAACGCGGACGGCACGGTTGGCTGTACGCACCTTGAGTGGATACAGACCTACCTGCTGCCGCCTGAGGCAGAGGGCTATTTGACTCTGCTGATGGGTGGTTTCGACCCGTCGGCCTTCCGCCTCGGCTTCGCTGGGACCATCGGGCTGTTCGCCGTTGGTTTGGGGGCTGGCTTGATCATTTCCGCCATGCGCAAAGCGCGCAATTAATGAGGTTCCAATCATGGAAAAAATGAAAGCCCTGTTCCGCAACGCTTCCATCGCCACCGTCGGCCTGGCCGTGGCCAACGTCTCCTTCGCCGAATCGCTGCTCGACGAAACCACTAAGGGGGTTCTGGCGCAAGCCAGCACTGATGGCGGGTCCGTGGCCAAGCTGGTGATCGCCGCCGTGGCGGTGCTGGTCGGCCTCGCCCTGGTCATCGGCGCGATGCGCAAGGCCTGACGTGATCTGGTCCCTGATGCTGGGCGCATTCATGGCGTCCGCGCTGCTGACGGGATTGAAAATCGGCCAGTATCAGTGACAGGAGGAGGGGCCGAAAGGCCCCTTTTTTATGCCTCGCTTCGTACTACTTATTTTCGCCCTGGTGCTCGCATCGGCGGCCCACGCGGACTTCTACCAATGGAAGATTTCCATCCCCGGAAATCCCACGGCCTTCTTTCCATCCTATACGGCGGCATGCCAGTACTACTTCGATAACACGTCGGCCAACTGGCTAAAGGAAATCAACAAACTGAGCTACAAGGAAGTTCAGTGCAATGTTTCGGGTACTGGTGGAATCACTTGGCAGACGTCGACCGCTATATTGACCGGCGACAGTTGCCCGGAAGGCACGGACTTCAATAAAGAGACCGGCGAGTGCAAGGAAAACAAGTGCGAAATCCTGGCCGGCTCGCTCTACGAAAAGTCCCATCAAGCGCCGATCTCCCGCTTCATCAATTACCTCGGCTGCGAGATCGCTGTCAGTTCGATTGACGGTTGTATCGGCCCCGCTGAGGGTCAAGCCGGCGCGACGTACTGCAAGGTCATCGGCTCGTTCACCGGTAACTGGTTCACCTCCAATGGCTCCTGTGCCTTTGGCTGCGACGTGGGCCCGGGTGACGGTCCGCCTCCGGGTGGGGACGGCGGCACCGGGGGCGATGGTGGCAGCAACCCGCCCGGCGGCGACGGTGGAAGCGATGGCGGCACCAAGCCCGGTAACGGCGGTGGCGACAACGGCTCCAGTGGTGGCGGCGGCGGTGGGGGCGGTGGCGGTAACAACCCCTGTCAGGGCCATGTTGGCAGTGACTGCGGCACCACGCCCGGCGGTGACGGCAGTAGCGGCGGCGATGGCGACGGGTCCGGCTCCAGCGGCGGGACCGGTGGCGATGGCGGCGACGGCTCCGGCGGGGGCGGCCTGAAAGAGCCGAAGCAAGGCTCCTTCGACAAGACCATCAAGGAATACGACGACGCCATCGCCAAGGCGCAAAAGGACTTCCAGGAACTGCAAGGCAAGTTCGAAAGCGTCCTCGCTTCCAAGTTCGATATTCACCTGGGCACTGGCGGCGGCTCCCTGCCGTGTTGGGACTTTACCGCCCTCGGCCAGCGCTACGACGTCTGCCTCACCCAGTACGCCCAAGAACTCTCCGTCATCCGCTACGTGGTGCTGTTCATCGCCGCGATCCTGGCCGGATGGATCGTTTTCTATCGCTCCTGAGGAAACGCCATGGACATTCCCTTTCTCTCCGACATTCTCGCCTGGATGCAATCCCTCTGGGACTTCCTCTACAGCGGCGTCTATGACTTCGTCACCGACGCCTTTGTCCTGCTGACCAAGATGGCCATCAAGGGCTGGTTCGAGATGCAATTGTTCGTCGCGGAAATCGGCTACAAGGCGTTCCGCGAAGTCGTCGGCGGCATCGGTATCGGCTCGACCATCACGTCCTATTACTCGTCCCTGGACGGCGACCTGCGCTCGCTGCTGGCGTTCTTCGGCCTGCCGGACGCGGTGAACATGATCTTCGCCGCCATCGGCACGCGCTTCTCCATGTCCTTCATCCCCTTCATAGGTAAGTGATATGGCGATCAAGATTCATCACGGCCCGAACGGCTCCTACAAGACCTCCGGCGCGATCCAAGATGACCTGATCCCCGCGATCAAGAAGGGCCGCGTCATCATCACCAACGTGCGCGGCCTGACCCGCGAACGGATCTTCCAAGTGATGCCGGAGACGCCCTCCAGCTGCGACGTCATCAACCTCGACCTCGAGGACCTGGATGACATGGAAAAGATGCGCACCTGGTTCATGTGGGCGCCGCGTGGCGCGTTCATCATCTTCGACGAAACCCAACTGATCTTTCTGAAGTCCTGGCGCGAAGCCGACCTCAAGCGCTTCGACTTCCCGGACGGCCCGGAAGCGGCCAAGGCAGCCGGGCGGCCCATGGGCTGGCTGGATGCCTGGACCCGGCACCGGCATTTCAACTGGGACATCATCCTCACCACGCCGAACATCGCCTATATCCGCGACGACATCCGCATGACGGCGGAAAAGGCCTATCTGCACTCCAACCTCGCCGTCATCGGCATTCGGGGCCGCTACAAGGAAAGCCAGCACTCGGCGCAGGACAACAAACCGCCGGCCCGCGACGTGATCGTCGAGATCAAGAAAATCCGCCAGGAGACCTTCGCCCTCTATGAATCGACAGCCACCGGCTCCGTCACCGACACCATCGCCGGCAAGAGCCTTTTTAGACAACCTAAGATTCTTCTATTCATGGCAATTCCGGCCCTTGCTATTGGGTCTGTGGTTTATGACGGCGGACCTCGTCTGCTCATGGGCGACCCTGTATCGCCGTCTGCTGCTGGAACTGCTGCGCCTGCTCAAGCCGGTCCTACTGTGGGTGCTGCGCGTGCTACTGGTGCGGCTGATCCTGATGCTGCTGATGATGTACCTGGGCACTCAGGCGTTCCGGGCGCTGCTCCTGTAGGCCATCCCTTCGCCGGCCGCGACTTCATCGTCAAGGCAACCCTGCTGTCCGCCTCCGGGCGCCGCACCTATCTGTTCGCCGTCCGGGGCCAGGACGGCAGCGAATTCACTCTCACCGATCGCGACCTGACCGACACCGGCTATGCCGTGGTGCCGCGGGGCAACTGCGCCGCGGAACTGAGCTTCAAGGGCGGTTGGTCCGGCTATGCCGCCTGCGCCGGGCGTAGCGCCTTGGGCAATGCGCCGCCGGCTCAAGCCGCCGCGCCGAACGTGCCGCCCGCCGCCGCGAACAGCGCCGCCGTGCGGGTGACGGTGGTTCCTGACACCAGCCGCTTGCCGCGCTCGATCAACTAAGGGGGAGCCGATGAACTGGACAAGCTATTTCGCCGCCCTGGGGCTGGCGTTCCTGGCCTATCTGGCGGGCTTTTTCTTCGCGGTGGCGGTGACGCCGACGGGGCCGGTATGGCCGCTGTAGCCGGCCTGGCCGGGGCGCGCGCGAACGGCTCGTCTCGGAGTGAGCAAGCGCCACGGCGGGGCCGGCCGACGCCCCTGTAACACGTCAGATAAGCACCCCGCGATTTGGACATTAATGGACATTGTTAGGTGAAACCATGAAGAAAGTGACCCATCAAAACCGCCTCCTGCTGCAACCCGACGGGCAACTGCTGGACTCCCCCAAGGGACGGCTCTTCGTTGATTCCATGACGGGGGCGTTCACCGACCTGTCAGGCGTGCGCATTCTGCGTTGCGGCGTGGACACGGTGCGGCAGTTGTACAACGGCAAGTTGCGCCCGGAAGTGATGGCGCTGTTTGACCTCTCGGTGGATGTGGTCGAGTTCGCCGGCTACGAATGGTCCAAGGGCCGCATCGGTCGCGACTCCGGCTATCAGTACCGTCTGCAGAACGCAGAATTGGGGCTGATCCTGCTGATCAAGAATCACAACATCAAGGTCGATACCCTTGGCTCGCACCTCAAGATCGAGGTGTCGCCCCATGCCCTCGACGGTGCCGACCCGCATATCCTCCAGGGCGTGCTGGATGACTTGGCCGCTGCCGTGCTGAGCCACTGCGAGACCAACCAAGCCGCTGTGCATATCGCCCTGGACGTACAAGGCTGGAAACCGCCTCGCGATCTGGTGGATCGCATGCATTGCCGCTCGCGTCGGGTGCGGCAAATCAGCGGGATCGAGCGGATCGAATTCGACGGCAACGCCTCGGTCTACGGGCGTGGCGAGACGTACATGTTCGGCTCGGCCAACGGCCTGCAACTATCGATCTATAACAAGACCCTCCAGGCTCGGGCCACCGACAAGCTCGACTATTGGGAAAGCGTGTGGGCCACCCTGAACGGGGATCCGTTCGGCGATGGTGACCCGGCCTATAACCCCCTGGAAACGGTGTGGCGGCTCGAATTCCGCTTCCATCACTCCATCGTCCAGCAGTTCTCCGAAGGCTCGCGTATGGCCTCGGGGGAGGTCATTGGCTGCCGCACCTATGAGGGGCTTTGCCCGCACCTGCAAGGACTGTGGAACTACGCCTGTGAAAGCTTCAAGCTGCTGAGCCGGACGGCGGTCTACGATCCGTTCTGGAGCCTGATCAGCCAGGACGCCCGCGTCCAGGTCGAGTGCGATCCGCTGATCGAGCGCACCGAGTATCGGCGCTACTACAAGACCGCCAAGGGTTTCAGCGGGCGCAACTGCGAGATGTTCCTCGGCCAGTTCATCAGCCTGATTGCGCGGGAGCGCATCCCTGCAAAAAAGGCAATTGAGTCCGCCCGCAAATTGGAGTTCTGGCACGTTATCGAAGACCACTATCTCGCCAAGGGTTGGACTCGTCGCGATCTGGAAAGGCACATACACAAGCTGATGTGTGATCGGTATCTACGGCGGGGATACGCGATCTGATGGCGATCACCAAGCTTGAGGATGGCCGCTGGCTGGCCGACGTTGAACCGATCAAGGGCAAGCGTTTTAGGAAGCGTTTCAAGACCAAGGGCGAAGCCCAGCGGTTCGAAGCCACCGTGCGGCAAAGGACCATTGAAAACCCGGCCTGGACACCAAGGCCGAAGGATCGTCGACGCTTGTCTGAGTTGGTGACCCGTTGGACGTTACTCCACGGCCACGCCCTGACGGACGCTGACCGTCGTTCCCTGGTGCTGCGCAAGATGGCGGAACGCATGGGCGACCCCATAGGCTCGGTGGTAACCGGGAACATCTTCACCGAGTATCGGGCCAGACGCCTTGCGTCAGGCATCAGCGGCAAGACCTTGAACAACGAACTGGGCTACCTGCGGTCGCTGTTCAACGAACTGCACCAGTTGGGTGAAATCGACTATCCAGACCCGCTGGCCAAGGTGAAGGCGATCAAGCTGCAAGATCGTGAGTTGACCTACCTGACCCGCCAGCAGATAGAAACGCTGTTCCGTGCCCTCCGGGAACATTGCAAGACGCCTCATGTGGAACCCGTCGCCCTGGTCTGTCTGGCTACCGGTTGCCGCTGGGGTGAAGCTCAAGGGCTGACCCTGGATCGGGTCCGGGATGGAGCGGTGCAGTTCGTTAACACGAAGTCAAAGCGTCGCCGCTCGGTCCCGATACCTCCAGAACTGGAACAACGCCTGCACTCGCACCTGCGCCGCTACGGCAAGTTCTCCAACTGCCGCGACAGCTTCGACTTCGCCGTGAAGATGTCCGGCGTCGCCCTCCCCCGTGGGCAGAAATCGCACGTGCTCCGCCACACGTTCGCCTCGCACTTCATGATGAACGGCGGCAATATCCTGACCCTGCAAAAGATTCTCGGGCACTCGTCGCTGACCATGACCATGCGGTATGCACACCTCGCCCCGGACTTCCTGCAAGACGTGATCAGACTCGGCCCGCTGAAAGACTTTCGACACTTCTTCGACACGACGGATTTTTCGACACCGGCGGAAACGCTGGAAGCCTAGAGCAGCAAGGGCTGTGGAAGGGGGATATGGCG